AAAGTATTACTGGGATAGTGTTGGATATCGAGATGCACTCTTCTCTGAGATCAGCAAGACGCTCGCAGAATGGTGGTCTTGAGCGGTGATTTGAATGCAGAAGCTAAGCTTGACGAAAGCCAAGTCTTTGCTGCAGCTATCAAATTCTCAGGCGACTTCCCTGAAGTTCTATGCCAAGGGGAAGATTGCAGTGGGTGAGGGTGAGGACCTAGTTGCAAAACCGGTAATAAAATACCTGGGTTCCGATTGGGAGAGTAGAGTCTCGTCTTTCATGAAGAATGTTATAGATGAGGTTAAAGGAATATCTCCCTTCTTGGCTGCAGCTGAAAAGGAGCAGGCAAGTAAAATGGGACCGTGGTCCGTGACTAAGCCGTGGGAAGAGTGGGGACCGGAAGCTGTTGGAAGGTACTTTCGTCACGAAGGGACGGAGGAGCCCGAATTAGTGAAAGGCGCACTCGTGAGAACGGCCCAAAGACACCCACACCTACGTCTGATGACGATTTCTGAAGCGGCTGATTACCTACCGAGTAATACACACTCGGGATTGCCGTGGATGATATCTCCGTGGACGAAAGTCAAATCCGAGGTTATAAATGAAGCAAAACGAGAAGGAATTAGGAACATTCCTCATATCGCATTTTGTAGACGAGTCCCAAACGGGCCAAAACCCATCGATTGGAAACACAGACTTGTGTTTGGAACTGACAAGCGACATGCAGTACGGGCAACAACATTGGCGCATCCGCTTACTTTGTATTGTGCGGAGAATTTATCTCCGTTTGTCGCTCTTAGGGGTCCTGACCCTACTCTTCAAGTTGTATCTGACGCCATGAAGCGAGCATATTCTCGTGGAGATACAATTATATCGATGGACTTTTCCAAGTTCGATTCGACAGTGCATCCATCTCTCTTTTTGTCGTGGGTTTCCAAGCTTACGACCGAGAAGTTGGCTATTGAGTTAGCCCATAACTTTTCGAAAGTGGGAGTCCTCACGCCCGATGGTTGGTATGTGGGTAGTCACGGGGTACCTTCAGGATCCCCATTTACCAACATTTTCGATAGTCACGTGCAAGAAGCCATAGTGACAGCGTGGGCCGAGGCCACAGGTGCTAGGGTTCGGGAGAGCTTTTATCAGGGAGATGACGGACTGGTTATTGGTCCCGATCTGGATATGGACAGTCTAGTAAAATTTGCTTCGAGCCAAGGGTTCGAGATTACGCACGACAAATCGTATCTATCTAAAGATGGCTCAACAGCTGTATTCTTGCAAAGAATATATGATGTACCGAATGGTATTTTCGGAGCCTACCCGTTAACTCGGTGTATTATTCACATGACAAGGTACGAGCGTATGACGCGCGGTTGGTCACCAGATGATGACACTCTACGATGGTTGTCTCAACTTAGCAATGTGCTGGAGCACCCTAAACGCAGCATGTTATTCAAATATGCGTTGCAGTTTGATCCTAAGTTTAGACTAGGCACACCCGGGATCTCGAAATTTGTTAACACACGCAATGATCGGGTTTTTGCGACAACCCTTCGCAACACCATGAAAACAAC